GTACTGTTTAGAGCATCAGCAGATGTCGATTTAAATTCAAAGACTAACCCCTTAAAACGATACTCTTGAAAACAAGCAGCAATCGCAGAAAGGTAAGGAAAAGTGGTCGAAAGACCAGGATTAACCTTAAACACAGTCTGCGCAAAAAGGGTAGATGAACTAATATCACAAATGTACTCTCTGTGACGAAAAACAATGGTTTCACTCGTAGAATGCATCACAGGAACCTGAGCATTCGTCATATCATTGTAGACAGAATTTTGTTTTAATTCGTAGGCACCCCACCCAAAGATCTTGGACACAGCATTCCCTGCCCATTGCCCAATGTCACCTAACACGGTGTTGCTGGGCTTAGGGGTGGATAAGTTCATAGCTGACATCTTTTTACTGAGTCCTGATTTCTTGGGCTTGGGTTTCTTCGAAACGACAACATTCTTCTTAACTTGCTTCTTCGGCATATATATAACAAAGCTTTCAACTTCAAAATATTTCAGGGCCGCGGAGTAGCAATATCCGACCATATAGCGCCTAATACAACATAAATTTACTGGCGGCGCTGTTGGGATTCAATAACAATCCTTCTGTAGCAAGATCGCTACAAAAGGATGATCCAAAACACACAATGGATCCTTTAGGTTATCGACATAGGATAGAAAGTCTATCATTATGGGATAAGAGTGTTCACCGTATCTAGCCTCCAAGAATTGTCTCACACGAACATCATATTCACACTTCTCAACACTAAAGCCACTACTACTCAACGCATAAGGATTATCGTCGAAAAGGGTCTCATGGCTAGAGGTAAGTGTTAAATATTTATCGATAAGAGGCAACAAACTTGGCACGTAACTGGCTAACGGACGAAGACCAACACACTTGCCGCGGCACCAGGCAATGGGGTCATCAGTCTCCTTGACGGCCGATAATGTAGTCCCAAACCTATGTATAATTCTACCAGGTTTATACGCAAGGACCATAGCATCTACCTCCCCTGCCACAGGCCAAAACAAACCACTGCAAAACTCAACGTTAGCTATGTCATAAGACAACTTAGTTGTCATAGTAAAACCTAAGCTATTGTAGAGCATTTGGATCTGATATTCGAAGGCAGGCCAAGGCGATACAATGTTATCGCATTCGACTATCCCTAAGGAATCGTCGCCCATAACAAACACATTGAATTTCTCAACGGAACACAAGTGCATGACGTAGGTAAACATTGCCCCATTTAGCAAGGTATTACCAGTAGTAGTATTATTACTGCCTGACGCACGGCCACCTCTCTTCACATACTTGTGGCCGCTACTACTAACTCCAATTAATTTCAATTGGTTTCTAAGGTAATCCAACACTAACTTGGGACAACCAAACTTAACGTACTGATCTAGCTCAAATTTCAGAGCATTTACATGCACATGCGAATCCCATCTCGATCCATCCATCTCCAGAAACACAGGTTTCTTATACTGAGACAGCACTCGGCACATAATCTCACCTACCTGCTGTCCAGTTTTCCCACCTGTGTAAATGACCTTCGATTCCAAACTATCCCAATGTAACTTGGGACCGCACCAAAGCTCTGACAGACGCTTATTAAAGGGTTGAATCCAAGGCCCAGTTATGCAGGTTGAGGTTGGACTACAACTCTGTATAGGTCTGGGGTCAAAAGTTTCTTTGACATTCAACTCCACTTTAACAAACATGTCGAGAGACTTATAATTCG